CGCCCACATACGTCCGCAACGCGGGGGCCGTGAACCGTCCCGAGCCGGCGTGCTCACCGACGAACGATGTATCGTCCGTCACCACTCCCAGGTCCGGCATATCGGCGATGCGAATGCCCTCGACGGGGGCACCGCCGGTTGTGGTGATCGTGGTCGTCATCTGGAAGTCCCGCTCAGAATGATGGTGTCAGTCAGCACCGGCGGCGTCGCGTCGGTCAGCACCGGCGGCGTCGCGTCGGTCAGCACCGGCGGCGTCGCGTCGGTGAGCATGATCAACGGCTCGACGGCGCGCGAGACCATCGGGCGGACGTGCAGATGCCCTTCGGCGAGCAGCTCGGCCTCGCCGCCGCCCTCCGTGTCGAAGAACACCGCCCAGCGGCAGCGCAACGGCCACGCGCCCATGGTGCCGGCGGGAACGACGAGGCGAAACGTGGCGGAGGCCATGTCGTAAATCGTGCCAGTGGCGAACCACATCACCGTGCCGGGTCCGGCGACCCCGCCGCCATACCAGCCGCCCCAGCCATAATCCCATCCACCCCCCCAGCCGCCGAAGTTCGGACCATGGCACCCTCTGCTGTCGGGCCAGACGAACAGGGAGAGTGCCGGACCGCCGATGCCGCCCGTAAGCGCGATCGGCAGTGCGTCGGGACTGTCGCGATCGACGATGGAGACCAACAACGTGAGGCTGTCGGTGCCACCGAGAACGAGGTCACGCGTGGGCACACGCACGGGGGAGATGCGGTCGAGCGGCAGAGAGAGGGCGAAGGTTGTCATGATGGCGCCACGATCCAGTGATCACAGATGAACACGAACCGCTTGCACGCCGGGCAGTAGTGTTGCGTTCTGCGTCTCACGGCACGACCAGTGGGCCGGTATAGTCGATCATCCATTGCGATCCAACGACATCAGCGATCACTGAAAGACGATAACCCTGAGCCAGGGTCCGTGACGCGTTGGCGGCGCCGCCATAGATCGACCATCCCACGGGGGGATAAACAGTCAATGCCGTGGCCTGGGTATTGATGACATCAAACTTCGCGCCGTTTCCCGCCACCGGGAGCCTGACGCCGGAGCCCGCCGCCACGCTGGTGACCCTCGACAGAGACGCTACGATGGGTGCGGCCGTGGCCTGCGTCGTGCCGGCCGCCACGAGTTGGGGCGCGAACGACACGCCGAGAGTTTCCACATTGAGTTGCAACTTCGTCGTGGGCGACAGGTTGCCCGCGTGCGTTACGGTGAACGCCGGCGCGCCAAGCACTGGGTTCATCGCGACGGTTTGATTAATACCGTAGCCGGTCACATCATGAATGTTGGTCCCAGGGGTGACGATAACATAAGGCGTCGGCGTATCGATCCTGATACCGTCATCGTGTGCATAGGCGATCAGACAGCCATCGACCCGGATCACGCCCGCCCAGGCGATAATATGAATGTCGCTGCCTCCCGCGCTGACAGCCCATCCCCGAATAACCAGAAACCCTCCGCCCGGATCATTAACGATGATGTTATCCCCGACCGCGCCGCCTCCGGGATTAACCGGTCCCGGCGCCGTGGGTGTCCCCACGTAACCGGCCGTGTCGAACATCGCGTGATCACCCAGGAATATCTCGCGATTGGCTTCCGCCGCCAGCGCCTGGTCTATGACGCAATTGTTCCAGTTCGCGATGATGCTGGTGTCATCGATGCAGAAACCACCGAACGCGCCGCCGATATGCACACCCACGCGGGAGCACATGATCTTGCCGAAACCCAGGAATACGTCGGCCTTGTTGCCAGCGCCGGAACCAACCACGCCGTTGACCCGACATGCATCATTCTGTGCCGCCAGTTCAAAAACCTTCAGTGCCGCGATGCCCGTCTTATCGAACCAGACACCGTTCCACAGATTGTAATGCAGATTGCCATCGGAGCCGGTATGCGTGGCACCAGACTGCCCACCGATCTTGATCTGATCAAGCCAGCAACTGCCGCACATTTCGAGATGCAACCCCGCACCGGCGGTCATCACCGTCTGGCTGTCCACGGTAAAACCGTCCAGGGAAAAGTTCGAACAACTGACGATATGCAACAAATCGACCGTGGCATCGGCGCCCGTGTAAAGTAATTGAGTGGCCGCCATGCCTGAACCAGCCAACGCGAAGAACTGCTTGACGTTCAATACCAATGGTGTGGTGAAGCGGAGAATGCCCGATGGGAGCACCCCCCTTACGCCAATAACGGCAAACGCCTGCAACGCCGCGAAGAACGCCTGCAACGCCGCCGTATTATCGGCGGCATTCGGCACCACGCCGTAGTCCTCTGCGTAGAGCACTTCAGCACTGCGATCCTGCGCCGAACGCGGCACCGTGCCGCCGGTCGCGGTCCAGTAGAGCGGTCCGGTCATCGTGCCGCCCGCCAACGGCAGAAACGGTCCACCCGCGCTCAACACGCTTGTCCACTTCACACCGTCCCACATCCAGCTTACGCCAGCGGCGTTGAATATCTGGCCATCGGTAGGCGTATTCGGGAAATCCAAAGGCACGGCTATGCCTCCTTCATCACGACGCGCGGCACCATCGGCTGTGGATCGTCCGCCACGATGTGGTTGGCGCATTGGCTCTGGATCGACGCGATCAACGGTGCGACAACGGCGTAGGGAACCGGTGCCTGGGCGATGACACGCAGCACGGTTTCCCAGGTTTGGGCGTCGAGGATGACGGCGATGCGATCGGTCTGGTTCATGTGCTACTATCCGTTACGAGACCATACGCGGACAATGCCGTGAGCAACGAAGCGAGTGCCGTGTTCGATCCCTTCGATCCAGTCACGGTGGGTTTAACGATGGCGGCGGTTCCGTTGAAACCAAAACCGGTACCGGTTATCGCGAAACGATCCGCGCCATTGACCACGAACATGTGCGCGTTACCGGAAGGCACGACATAATTCAGTCGGGCGGCGGTAATGTTAAATCCGACCACATTGCCATAAAGCGCGAGATGCTTTGACAGGTCCGTCACACTGGACGCACCCGCTGAACTAAAGTTCGCGCCACCGAAGCAGCTCAACACGCCATTGACATTCAGGCCCCCCCCGACAGCCATGTTCGCCGCCGTGTATAGCTGACCCGTCGCGTCATCCATTTTCAGACCCGCGAGAAACAAGCCACTCAGCGGCGCGACCACGTTACCATCGAGATAGTTCGATGGATCAACCCACACGGCGGATGGCGTGGTGCCGAAATACTTCACACCATACTGCTGCGTGGGCGTCGTCTGCGTGTCGGTTATTATATTGTTGCTGATACGAACATTGTCGCCGATGGACAGGTCGATACCGGAGCGCCCTGGTGAGCCGGTCCATCGCCCATTGTTTTCGATGACATTACCTATGACCGTGACGTTCCTGGTGTTACGAACAGGCAGATATTCCGGCATCGACGGACTGCCAAACAATCCGATACCGCCCTGACCAGAGCCCCGCACGGCGTTGTTGGAAATCGTGGCGTCTACAACGCCGGGGCAATCGATCCCGTTACCAGACATTCCAACGACGAGATTGCCGCTGATCACGACATCGGTACAATACAGCGCGTATATTCCCGCGAAGTACGCGGACGACGGCATGATCGTCCACGTCGTGATGTTTCGTGTGAAAATATTGTTGATAACCTGGACGTGTTGAAGCCCGCCGAGATTGAGGCTATCGGAACCACAGTCCGAGAACAAGCATCCCTCTACCCGAGTGCGAAGCCCCCAGGTGACACCATCGCCCACGGTATTATTGAGAGCCTGCGCCGTATCCACCGGGTTGTTCGTGGTCTTCCAATGGTTGCCGATATTAACAAACCGGCAACCACGCACGATCAAATCGTTGACACCGGAACCGTTGAAAGCCGTCCCTCGGCTGTTCTGGAAAGTCACCTGATCCAACGTCAGACCGTTGGTGTGATACGCCTGGGCAAGCGGTCCCGTGTTGGCGAAGTCCTGTCCGATACCATCAAACGTCAGTCCATGAATGGTTACGTTGCCGCCGGTATTCACTCCCCACAAGAGCGGCGTGGCGACGTTTCCCGATGTTGGCGCGATCGTAACCGAGCCAGGATGCGCCCGCCACGTCTGCCCTGATGCGATGGCGATTGCCTGAGACAACAACAACGGGTGCGCGGAAGGCGGGAAATAAAGCACGGAACCAGCGACAGCCGCCGCCAACGTAACCACGGCTTGCAACGCTGCGAAATCATCCGTCACGCCGTCCATCTTCACGCCGTGGTCCTTGACGTTGAAAACCTCCGCCGCGCGATCCTGCGCCGAACGCGACACCGTTCCGCCTGTCGCCGTGTAGTTGAGCGGACCTTGCATCGTCCCGCCCGTGATCGGCAGGAAACTCCCCTCAAGCGTGCTCGCGTCAATGCTGTTCGCGGACACCCATTGTACAGACGAACCGTCATCGTATTGGACGAAGAGCTGGCCGGAGTTGCTGTCCCACCACAACAACCCGAATGTATCCACGCTCGGTGTCGTCCCAACGATCGCTTTTCCAGGGCCTTCCGGTCCCATCGGGCCGGGCGGTCCAGGTGGCCCTACCCACCGCTCCGGATCGGGCGGCCCGGTGTCGGTGCCGGGATAGTCCGAATATCTCAGTTTGTAGGGCACGTTCATGTCGTCACCTGTAATACTTCCGCGTCAGACAACACGCGCGGCCAGTATTGGAGGCGGCGCGCGCACCCCGTCATTGTTTCCGCCGGCACACCGGACAGAATGCCAATGCCCGTGCCCGACAATAACGCGTAACCGGTCGGCATCGCCGCGATGCCAATGGCACCGGCATTAACACATGCTCTCGCGGCTCCCGGCGCCCATGTGGAAACAGCTTTATTAATGCTACCGAGAGCGCCAAGGTTCGCCCCGCTCTCAATGGCGCCGCCCACGTCGTATTGCCCAATCTGTCCGCTGGTTCCAAAATATAACGGCGTTGCGCTACTCGCGGTTGATGGATTTGAAATAAGCCTCGGCGTCCTACCAGAGAGTGGCGGACACCCAGCGATGAACTCAACAAACCAACTACCACCTGGAGAGATGAACCAACTCATGTTCGCTGACGGTATCAGACAATTATCCTGCGCCCTCGTCACCGTCGCCGCTGTCGTTGGAATATAACTCGTCGGAAACGCCCCCGCCTCGACCTGACCGCCCCAAACAAAGACGGTTTGCGCCGGTGTGGCGGTCTGGCTGGCATCACGCAAATCGGTCCCGAGTTGAAAATACGTTGTCGTGGAGCCCAATGTCGGAGTGATCACGGAAAATCGTTGCCATGCGGTCGTCAGAACAGCTTGCGTGCGGTAGTAAGTGATCGCATCCTGCGTGACGTTCAGGTAAAGCCGCTCGCCTCCGGTGAGGCCTCGCAACCAAACCGAATAAGCATAGGCAGCACCCCCTCCTGGTGTTACCGGCACAAGGTTCCACCACGCGCCAGCGCCCGTCACGACAGGATATACAGCCCGCGTGGCGGTCAGTGTTCCATCCGGCGCCGCAACCTGATTTGGTGTCGTAACCGGGGCCTGAGCATTGCCACTACCCCACGAAACATTGCTGGCGTTTCCGCTGTTCAGCACCAGATTGGTCCGCGCTTCCTCGATCAGCAGGCCACGCAACGCATGCGTGACCGGATCGTAATCCCAGCGTGGCGCGTTGGCCGCCGCCGTCTGTATCGTTCCGCTCGCGTCGGTGTATGTCGCGGTCGATGCGCGCGTGAACGCGATGCGCGGGTCGAGTGGCGCGCTCATGAAGTTGAGATCGAGCGTCGCACCGGCGGGCCGGGCGATGCGTACCCCGCCGAGACACGCATCCACGACCATCGTATCGGTAACGCACTGCCCATACGCCGATACCGACGCGGGCAGCGCGGCCCCGGCCAGCAACAGTGAGCGCCGACCGATCACCTCACCACTCGCGCGCCACGAACGCCTGCGCCGTGGTCGCGCCGATGATCGAATACGCCTGACCGGACGCCGGGCTCATGCACAGAAACTGCTGACCAACCGGAATCAGAACCGATGGCGGACCCGCGACCGCCGTCGCCGTCTCCGACACCCACAGGCTGCCCGCCGATTGGTTCTGAATCATGCAGCCGTGGCGGCCGCTCCACGCGGGAATGGCCACCTGGGCGGTGCCCCCGGCGGTGATGGTGCCCGAGCGGTCGGCGTAAGTGACAGCCTGCGCCAGCGCCATCGTGGGTTGCAACAACAGAACAGCCAGTATGACAGCACATCGTTTTGTCATCAGAAAAACTCCGCGACCACGCGCTCGCCGCTCGTCGGCAACGCGGTGATGGTGAACAGCGTCCGCATCGCCTGCACCACATCAGCCGGCTTCTGCTCGGCCGGCGGAAACTTAGGCGCCAGATTGTAGGCCGCGAGAGCCTCGTAGGCCGGCGCCGCCATCTCCGGGATGTCCATGCTCGTCCACCGCGCGATGCCCTTGCCGACCAACTCGGTGTGAACAGCCATGACGCCCTCGACCGCGATGTCGTGCGACGCGATGCCCATGGCGCCCCGGCGAACGCGCCCCTCCAGCAACGCCACCAGGGACGGATCGGCCGCCTTGCCGAAGGACGAGGCCATCTGCGCCGCCGCCAACTTGACGTATTCCTCGACGAAGGCGCGCGGCGCGGCGGTGGCGTCCCACCAGACCAGCGCCTGGGCATCGAGCGCGGCGTGAACGCTGGCCACCTTGTCGAGCGCCAGCGCCTGGTCGGAGGGAAGCGGCGTTTCATCCGAGGCGATGACGCCCAGTTCGACGAGCGCCATCGTGGCGATGGTGGCGACCGGCACCATCTCGGTCAGCGTCGGCCGGTCGTCGAGCGGCACCACGGCGACGTTGAGCCGCCGCAGTACTTGCTCCGCGATGGTCGAGACGGGGACGGTCACCTCGGCTTACTTATGCGGCGTTGGTGTTGGCTGCGGCGAAGGCGGCGCTACATCAATATGCAAGCTGGGATCTACGGCGACGTAGTACCAACCATGACCCGGTGTATATACGAGCATCCAGTATGTCTGCGAGGCGATCGGGTGCGACGGGGTTCCCGGCTGGCCGGGCAGTCCCTGATCCGGGCGTCCCGGCGACGGCGGCGGGCGCGGTAGTCCCTGATCAGGCGCACCAGGGGAAGGCGGTTGGATCGGATGCGTAGGCACCCCTGGCGACGGCCAGATGGTGCCCGGCGGCGTGCCGGGAGGCGCGGGAACGATTGGATGCGACGGCACGGGAGGCGGCCACACACCCACCGGAGGCGGCGGCAGCCCCTGATCGGGCCGCTCCGATCCTACCCCGTAACCAGGATCCACCGGACCCTCGACACCGGGGAGCGCGTTATCGGGATGGCCAGGAGCGCCAACCCGCAGGAATCCATGCACGTAAGGCATACTTTTGCTCCGCTTTTAGTGGGTCACGTCACCGCCGCGACGCTGATCCGCTGAGCGTGTCCGGAGGCGGCGTCGGAAGGTCATTGGCGTCGGTGATGATGCCCGCCGCGAGGCTGGACATGCGCGTGGCCGGCGCGGCCGGCGCCACGTGCCGCGCATCAGGCGGCGGCGGCGGCTCCCACGGCACGCCGGTGGGCGGGCCTGACGGGGCGTTAGGGTCCAGCCCCAGACCGATCAGGTGGGCATCGCGGGCCATCGTGTTTTCCTCGATCGTGCCGCCCGCGCCGCCGCGCGCGCCGATCGAGCCGTCGCCGTTGTAATCGAGGATGATTTGCGCGCCGATCGTCGCGGCGGCCATCGCCTGTCGCTGCTCCGGCGTGCGGGTAGTCGCGGTGGTCTGCTGCGCCTTGGGCTGGGACGCGGCACCGCTCGTGGTCGAGGCGCGTGTTTCGTGTTCGTCGGATTTGGTTGCCATTGGGAAAACTCCTGAGTTAGCGGGGCGTGGGGTTGTCCAGACATCGGTCGAGGATTTTGGTTAGCATCTCATTGCGAGCTCCTACATTGTGGCCAAAAACGTAGGTGGCAACACCCAAAAACGCGACATTGAGCAAGACAAGTACCAGCATCGCGGGCGGCAGGACGCGGACGATCTTTTCCGGAAGCCCGGCGAGAACCCGCGTCGTGGACTGCTCCGCCGGGTCATCATTCACAACAGCCGCCATCTAGCATTTTACTAGTTACGCGTCCGCAACGGCACTTGTGAATACGGACACAATTCCTGCATCTACTGGTTTCGTTGTATCTACTGTTGGATCAACACCCCACCTGAGCTTGGCAATACCTCTAATTTCTTGCAGCCCAATTCCATGAAAATAGCCGTAATCGCGTACGTTCGTGGTCGATTTCATCCGTTGCGCCCACGCAACGCCCAGCGCCTGCGCGCCGCACAGCGCCGACATCGCGACGTCAATGCCACCCGTGCCCGCTCCGGCGATGACCGGCATCTCCGGCACTTCGCGGATGATCACGCCGTTGTAGAGAATGTCCCCGGCCGTGAACAACGGATTGTCGCGGCCACGATCCCACGCGTATTGCAACGTGTTGATGATCACCGGGTCCTGCATGAGGTCGCGGAACGGCAGCGACGGCATGAACATCACGAACCATTCCTCATCGTCGTTGACGCTGATCGGCCGGATGCGCGGCGACGCGGTGCGGGCAATGCGTTTCGCCAGCGTGACGATGGCGGCGGTCATCTTGTCGGCGGTGTTGTCCACCGTCAGCAGCGCGGTCGCCATGACGCCAGAGACCGCGTTCGATTTTGACGCCCCGAACAGCACCCGGTCGGCGTTGTTGACCATCCACGTGTTGCGCTGGCCGGCGGTGGCCGCCGCGTAGGACACCTGCACGTTGTTGTCGGCGGTGATCGCCTCCAGCGACGTGATGATGTCGTTCCGCATCTTCTCCAATTCCCAGACCATCAGGGCTTCCCTGGCGGCCTCCCGGAGGTCGATGACGGACTTCTGCTCGTCCCAATCCGAGACGGCGACGGCGTGCCGGAACGCGGACACGACCAAGTTCAGCGACCGGGCGTTGAGGATTTCCTCGTTGCCCTCCAGGACGGTGTTTCCGGAGACGCCAGCGCCGACCAAACGCCGGACGGTCGGGAACACCACGGTGTCGCCGGCCTTGCGGGTCAGATCCTCCCTGACCTGGATCATGGCACCCATGGTGGTGCCCATGTAGCGCGCGAACTGGTTCTTGCGGACGTACTCGGTGAAAAAATCGCTGTCCCAGACAAGAGGAGTTAACCCTTGTCTCGCAGGTGTAACGTTCATGTCGGCCATTTGGCCGGGCTCCTGTCGCTATGAGGGAAGGGACGTGAACGGACGCCCGGATAAAGCCCGGCGACGGCTCAACGCCCGATCAGTCCCCCGGCGACGGGGTCGCGCTGCTTAAGGGCCAGCGGTGCCCAGCGCCCGTATCAACCCCGGCGACGGGTTGCCTTCGCGTCCGCGATACGCCCGATTATGCCCGGCGACGGCGGCGGTTGTTCTGGCTCGGACAGCGTGACCGGGGAATCGGTTTCGGTCAAGACGGCGGCCACGATCAGGCGGGCATCGGCCAGCGCGTCCGCGATGATCCGGCGTTTCTCGGTGTCTGATTCGGGGACGCGACGCTGAAGGCGCGCGGCGTAGAGGATGGCGGTCAGGGTGGCGAGGTCGGTCATGGCCTGCCTCTCCGCTCGCGGACCTCGGGGGTGGGCGCCATTCGCGCGATCTCATCAAGTCGCAGCGGCTTGCGCCATTGCGCCGTGACCGGTGAGCGCCCGACCTGTGCCGCCAGTTCAAGATCGCCAACCGGGATCAGCGGCTCATCGCTGCCGCACATCGCGAATATCCGGTCTCGGACAGCTTCGACCCGTCTACGCATGGCGAGGCTCCAACGGAGCACTGGCACCGGACGCCGCCGCTGTAGGTCGTGGAGCGCGATGCTCAACTGCCAAAGCGGACGGCCGCCGGCGTAGACGGCTCATTCCTGTCCGATGTTCACAGTGAGGCAGGCCGACAGGTCGCGATCAGCGCGCCAGTAGTGGCCGACGATGATCTGGCGTACCGGGTCGTAAACGGGATGCGCGAGGGCGAATTCAACCTGACTTCTCATGCACGGTCCTCCATCAAAGCGCTGGCTCAGAAATACCGTCTGCCGCCCAGGCCACCGACCAGGATCAGGATCAGGAGCACGACCAGGATGACGCCGATGATGCCGAAACCGCCGGGGCCGTAATACTGCCGCGAGTAGCCATAGTATCCGCCACCGAAACCAAACAGCACGATGAGGATGACGATGATCATGATCAGGTCCATCTTGCTACATCCTCACCGTTTTCGTTCCGGTCGTTTCAATATGTCATCCATACTCATTGGCCCTGCGTAACCATTCATCCCCCGTGGCGCGCTGCTCCGCGCGTTCGCGAGGCTCGGCGGCATCCCGGCGACCGGAGAGACCGGCGGATCGGCGCCCTTCTCCTGCTCCCACTTCGCACGTAGCCTCGCCTCATAAGCCGCCGGGTCCGTGCCGATCTCCTCGTGCAGCCGCGCCGTCGCGTTGTTGTCGATCATCCACTGGTAAGGGTGCGGCTGCGAATACAGCTCAGCCCACAATCGCGGCTCGGCCTCGCCGCGCTTTTTGAAGTACTCGGTCTCGCGATCGATGACCTCTTTGCCGTGCTTGTCGAGCGCCATCATCTCGCTGGTGTTCAAGCGCTCGTTCAGCACCACGCCGCGCATCCGGCGCGTGTAGCCCTCCGGGTCCGTCGCCGGGTCGATGGGCGGCAGCGGTTCCGGCGGTGGTGGTGGCGGGCCTTTCTTCGCGTCCTCAAGTTGCTTCGCCAGCGCGTCCCGCTCGGCCTCGGCGCGGCTGGCGCGTTCGACCCAGTTCTGCCGCCTGGCCCGTTCCTTCTCGTAGGCGGTGCGCGGCACGATCGGCTGCCCCGGTTCGGCCTCCCCCGGCTCCGCGTCGTCGTCCGGGTCGGGCGTGGCGGCTGGCTTCGCGGGTGCCGCATTCGTGTGCGCTACTTGACCTGGGTCGGGCTTTCCCGCGTCGGGCTTTACATCACCCGTACCACTGGCTGGCGCGGCTGTGCCGCCGTCCGTGGAGGTTGGTGGCGATGCTTCCGGCGGGTTGCCGCCCTTCAGGAATGCGTCGAGATCGCCGCTCATGGCCCGCCTCCCGGCCGCTCCGGCTTCACCACACCTTCGTCAGTGTTCATATATCGTGTGAAATGGTTATTTCGCACGTAGCTTGCGAAGAACTCGGCATCCCACTCGGTTGGTGTAAGCCCAGGAGCCTTGCCTTTTGTTTTCTCATTATGCGCCGCGATACCGAGGTCCAGTAAGTAACGGACGATCCCGAGCCTGCTCATGTAGCCGCTGGTGAGGCTGTTTACGGCTTCTACGTGGCGCTTCGCCAACAGTCGCCGCATCGCGGCATCGACATTGACCAGCGCCGTCTTTGGTTTCGGCTTCATGCTGTCCCCGGCTGCTCCGGCGGCGCGAGCGCGTTCTGCCGCGCAACCATGACATCGTTGATCCGCTGCACCGCGCTGTGCCGCAGATCGTTCGCCCTGGCCTCATCCACCGCCGCCTTCGCGTGCATGCCCCGCAGGTTCGCCCCGTCCATCATCGCCTGAACCTCCGGCGGCACCACGGTGCCCGGATCGGACGGCGGGTCCGGCGGCGCGTTCATATCGTTGAACATGCCATGCACGTCCGCGATGTGGTGAACCACCGCGTGTTGGCGCTCCTTGGCCAAAGCAAAGTCCGCCGCCGCCTTGCCCTGCTGCGCCGTGATGTCCGCCTGCGCCTTGTCCGCCACCATCTTCTGTTGGACCTGCTGCTGTTGCGCCGCCGCCTGCTGGTGCTCTTTCAGCATCTCCAACAGTTCGTCCTTGTTCCGCAGGTTGCTCGACGCGATCAATATCTCCGGCGGGATGAGGCCCGGCTGCGTGCCGGCGAGCTGGATCAGAACCTGGAACTGTTCGGCCTGAATGCTCGGAACATCAATGCCCTCTTCGATCGTGATGTCCACGTCCATGTCGGTGATGTCATTGTCGATCCGGATCACCTGTTCGAGCCGGGGATCACCCGGCACGATCTGCATCTGTTGCATCGCCTGTGCCCGCTGCTGCTCCGGCATCGCGGCCAGTTCGTCCATGAGCCGCACCGGCTGATTGATACCGACGTATTTCGTCGAGCCAAGATCGTCCGTCACATGCACGAAGCGGCCAGCGGTCCAATACTGACGCGCGGCCATCCAGGCGACTTCGTAGACCGTCCGCGACCACATCCGCAGCGTATCGGCGATCGGCTCGTGGGTCGCGGCACCGCCCGCCTGTTGCGCTAAAATAGCCCGGCCCGACAACTCCCGTGGATCGGTGCCGCTCATCGCCGCGTTCGGCCCGGACGCCTGCATTTCCCCCGTCGCGTGTTCCAGCAATTTGAACTGGCCCTGGGCGAGTTCGCCGCCTTCCTGTATCTCGAACTTCATGCCGGGATTGACGGAGATGAACCCGTCCGGCTTCGCCACTTCCCGCCGCGCCTTGTCGATATCCGCGACCGCGCCATCTTCCGCGATGACCTGCCTCACGCTCAGAAGGTGCAGCGCCTTGCTGCGTCGTTTATTTATCTCGTCTTGCACGGAAATGAGATTGCGGACCATACCGTAACGATTGTTTTCCCGATCGACGTGCGCGGAAGCCATGATAAGGCCGGACGTTGATTTGCCCTTGTTACCCCGGAATGGCGACTTCATCGGTTCGGCCAGGAAGCCAACACGGGTCAGCGTGGAGACCCACCATTCATTCTTCTCCTGCCAGTGCATCTGCACGATGCGGACACGCTCGCGCTTACTGTCGCACCAGACCACTTCGTTCGGCCGGTCGGAGTAAGATCCGGTTTGTGTCGCGAACGTGTCGGATATCAGGTCTTCCGCGTCAGGCCACGTTTCATATGCCTGATCACGGTCCATCCAGATGACGATGCCTTTGTAGCGCGCATCGCTAAAGTCCAGGCGGCGCGAGTGCGGGTCCCAGAACAGGCGATCGAACGGCACCTGGGTAATCGTGATATTGGCACCACCCCGCCCGTCATCCTCCAGCGCCAGGTCAGCGCCACCGGCGCCCTCGACCATCAGGCTTTCATAAACGTCCGAGCGGATCAGCGGAAAGTTGTTGTCGTCGGAAATGTAACGAAGACCCTGTGTCGCGGCGTTGGCCTTGTCCTCGTCGGTTGGGTTGCGCGCGAACGCCTTGGGATCAGTGCGCGATTTGCGCTCCAGGCCGCACATCAACTCGACTTTATCGGCGATCTTGTTGATTGTGATTTCCGGCTGCCCGCGCGCCTTCAGTGCTTCCTTTTCCGCTGAACTCCATTGATATCCGTCCTTGTAATCACGATCACGTTGCGACAGCCGCCTTCCATCAGCGGTCACCGTCTCGCAGTCCTCGAACCACTTGACCTGTCGCGCGTGGAGGTCGTCGAGATCGCGCGGGTAGCGATCGGACGCGATGCCGGGGCCACCCTTCGGCCGGGACGCCTCGGCGGCCTCCGGGTCTGTCGGCGGGTCGGGGTAGAGGGCCTGGGACATCAGGTAGACGCGGCCGGCCGGATCACTTCGCGGATCGAGCCCTCTCGGGCGGCGGCCATGGCGTCGGCGAGCAGCGACCGTAGCCAGTCGCGCTCGATCTTGAAGCCGAGATCCTCGGCCGCCACCATCGCCGCGTCGGCCCACTTGTCCGGATCGTCGCGCACCGAACGCTGGAACTCGGCGCCGGATAATGTGCGGATGTCAGTCATTCATTGTCCTCCAGAGGCGCGTTAGTCAGCCCGCTAACAGGTCCAAACCCGGCCACGCCGTCAAACGTCCGTTTGAGGATGCACTCCACGACGCTCACGCCACCCTCCGGCGCGTGCGCTCGATTTCCCGCCGATCCCATATTTCGAACCCTTCGCGTGACGCCTTCTCGTAAGCCGTTTCAACCCACGGGTGTCGGCGAGCATGGTAAATGCAGTGATTGTTGCAACCATCCAGCCACATCGGACTATAATGAATATCGAACCCATCGGGCGGCGGTTGGCCGTGCATTTGCTCGCAGCGCCGGGCAATCTCGGCATTCAGTTCCGCGAACCGCCGCATGGCCCAGTACGGGTCCTGGGCCATGTCATCTTCGGCCATGTCGCGCCACGCTTTTAACGTCCAATACCCGACATCGGACAGGGCGCTGAAGGTCATTACGCCACCCTCCAGTCACGCAATTCGCCGTCGTCACGATTGAACGCCGCGTCCCAACTGTCGCGCGGCTTCGGCTTCGGCTTCTCCGGCGCGATCTCACGCCATGCCAGTGACATATACCTCATTGCGTCGGCGGAATGTGACGACCAGTCATGCTTTGGACGATCCGAAAACACCTTGGCCCGTTCATCGAACTCCGCGTGATAAGCGCGCAGCGCCTCAAGCCCTTCGTGACAATTCCCGGCGTCAAACCACGTCCGCGCGATCGTCACCCGTGCCGCGTTGATGCCGTCCATGATGGACAACTTGCGCACGATCCACGGATGCCGGCCGCTCAGGGCTTTCATGGTCTCGAAGATGCTGCGCCCGGTGCCCAGTTCGCGCGCCATCGCGTCGTGCGGCAGGTAGTCGCGGCCGTATTGATATGGCTTCGCCTTGAGCACATCGACGTAGTGGCCGAGCGCGAAGCCCGACGCCTCATAGTGGTCGATGACGTGCAACTCAGAGCGGACAACCTGAAAGAACCAGATGGCGGTGCTGTCGCCGATACCGATGTCCCACGCGGTATGCACAGGGATCGCCGGATCATAGGGCACGCTGGTAATACGTCCGGCTGTTTCCGCGTCGGTCAGTTCACGGCCAAAATATGAACCAAGGATGGCGGCGTCGAACGAGCATTGGAACTCCTGAGCATACTGCTCTGGCGTCAGCATTCCCGCCATGTCATCCAGTTCGGCTTGCGGCAGTATCTCGGTCTCGCTCGCACGCAACACCAGCGAGAACCACTCTGGATCAACTGCCGCGTTCTGGTGAACGCGCCAGAAGTCGTTGCGTCCGCGCGGGGTGCCGATGAAGACCGCCCAACCGTGTCGATCAGCGAGCGCCGGTCGGATTACCTCGGGCCACGCGCGCGGCGCCATGTCTGCGTATTCATCGAGCACACAGCCATCGAGGAAGATGCCGCGCAGGCGGTTGTAGTTGTCCGAGCCGTAGAGCCGCACGCGGGCACCATTGGCGAAAATCACCATGAGGTCGCTCTCGCGCTGCTCGACGCCCGGAATGGCGGCGGTGAACCGTTTCAGATACAGCCACACGCTATCTTTGGACTGCGCGTAGGTTGGCGAGATGTAGGCGAACCGCGCGTCGGGGTTGGTGGAGCGCAGAGCCGCGTCGATCAGATCCATTATGCACGAGACGGTCTTGCCGGCGCGGCGGTGCGCGACGATGCACGCCCAACGTTGCTTACGCGCGTGGAACGCCCTGAAGTGTGGCCGCGCCTCGTAACCGAGATGGAGTTTAGCTATTCTCACGGTCGCCACGATCGACGCCGGTGATGATCATGACCGGTCCGCCATCGGGTCCGGTGTGCGCGGTAACCGCGAGATCTGGGATAGTCTTGCGAAGTAAACCGAGCGCCGCACGCACCTGATCGCCAGACATCCGGATTGAATTTTCCCCGTCTAAAGCGAACTTATTCAAGCGATTAACCAACTGACTTGTCTGGATGGCATTGCGCGTTCGCTCGTCCTGCTTTGGGTTCAGCCGGGCCGGCATGGCTTGCATCTCATTCCTGATACAGCGATGTGGTATCCGGCTACCACACCATCTCCATCGTGTGTCAATACCAGATACCGCGATATCAACGACTTACACGCCGAGACACCTGAAGTAGCCGTTTGGGTAAGTTGGCGGCATTAATCGGGTTTTATGTACGGAAATAGGCCTGGAAGCCCTTAATTCTGTACAAATCAGGCCATTAACGCGGCAAAAGGTGCTCTGGGCACGCGTTCAAACGGACGTTTGCGGACGACCTCGATGTTTGTATTAACGCGTCGCCCAGGTCCTGAAAATAAATCGCATCTGTCTGCATTTTGTCGTTGACGACGATATGCGGACACTGTAAGGTGTCTTCATCAACAAGGAGACACGGACATGACCGATTACCTCACTGAGCTTTTCGGGGACGCCAATCCTTCGATGGAGGAGATTGAAGCCGGTATCGCCGCCGTGCTGGCGATTGAAAAGACACGCATCGCCAACCTGAAGGCCGAGATGGCCACCAAGGCATCCGCGCCCCGCTGCTCACGCTGCGGCGGCACCGGGATGCTGACCCAGTTCATGCACCGCCAGAACGGCGTGTGCTTCGCCTGCGGCGGCTCAGGCAACGCGTAATCCCAGGCGGGGCCTCGTGCCCCACCCCTTCATTTCAGCGGGAGACATACGATGGACGACGAGACGAGAGCCGCATTCGCCACGTTGATGACGCGGATGAACGACCAGCACGAGCGGTTGCTCGACATGATGACATCGCTACGGGACGATTTCGCGAACACGAAATCGTTCCTGATCGGGGACTCCCTGGTCGTGGGTCGGCGGGTGCGCGGCATCGAGGACCGCCTCGACGACCTGGAAAAGAGATTGCCATGACCCGCGAAGAACATCTTGCCTGGTGCAAGGAACGTGCCCTCGAATACGTGAACGCTGGCGACATCACGAACGCCGTGGCGTCGATGGCATCTGATCTGGGCAAGCATCCCGAGACGCGAGACCACTCGGGGATCATGCTGGGCCTCATGCTCCAGATGAGCGGCAACCTGCGCGATCCCCAGGAGGCGCGCCGATGGATAGAGGGTTTCCGTTGACCCCCGCCGAGTTCAGTGCCGCCATGACTGCCCTGGGATGGTCGCACCGAGAGCTTGCACGGCGTCTGCGGTGTGACAGTGGCCTCCCCACCCGCTGGGCCAGGGGAACCGCTCCGGTGCCCCTCCCGCTGGCACGGTGGCTGGTCTCGGCGTGGGACTGGCACGAGCTGCACCCGGCGCCGGACGACTGGCGGGTCTGGCGTGCGGGGGAGATGCGGCGTTAGTCTCCGTTCGCGGTATCACCCGCGACTGTCACCACCTTGGACCGCCGCCGCCCTTCCCCCTACAGGCGGCGGTTTTTTTGTGTGGGCGCGAGGGCGTTGTCGGCGAAGGCGATGATGGCGTCGTGGATGGTCGTGGTGGAGGCCGATTTTTTTGATGATTTACGAGGCATTTTTGTTGCCTTTTGTCAATTTGCGCCATTGGATTCTAATGGCGCAAACATTAATTAAATACGCTTTAGCAACGTAGTTTCGTTTTGTCCAGCAGGTGCGCCATTGCGCCATTGGTGCGCCGGGTAGGAAAGGACAATGGCGCACTCAATGCGCCAGTCCTTTTCCTTTAGGCGCACCATCAATGGCGCAACCAGTGCTTTGCGCCATTGGTGCGCCATTGGTATCTGGTCAATGGCGCAGGTCATGACGGACGTTTGATATGGTTCACCCGGAGGCCTTTCCGTGGTTTCCTGGTTGCTGGGTCGTCGTAGTCTTCGGAGACGAGAAGGCCGGATTTCAGCCATTTCGCGATGATCTCACGTGCCTGTGGTTCGGTCTTGTTCGGGAGGTGTTCCACGACGACTTTCCATGCCGCGCGGTCGGTGGCGGCGGTGCCTGAGGAGTATTTACGTCCGTTTGGCAGTCCCTCGTCGATGTCGTCGAGGATTCGGTTCAGCGTC